CCGCAAACGACGCAAGCAGGAAGCCGACCGCAGCCCCTGGGAGACGAGCGGGGGCGAGGACCTGCTCGCCCGATTCGACCGGACCCTGAGGTTGGCGGCCAGACGCAGACGAGGACGCATCTGGGCCCTGCCCAGGCCCCTGAGCGAGAGAGGACAGAAAGCATGAGCTGGAACCTGCCCCACATGGAGCACAGCCAGGGGGTGCCGACCCGCAGCGAGCTGGTCCGGGAGTTCGCCAAGGCGGAGGCCGAACTCGGCAACGCGATCTACATGCACCGGGCCGCCTGGGTCAAAGCCCGGGAGCGTCGCGACGAACTGGCTCGGGAGGTCGAGGCTCGGCACCCGGCTGACATCCGGGCCCGAGCTGCCGAACTCGGAGCCCTGTGCGAGACCGACCCGAAGTACACCCGCCGGCTCGGGGACGTCAAGTTCTGGCGCGAGGAGCGTGCCTGTTTGGCCGCCACCGTGACCGCACTCGCGGCGATGCTCCATGCTCGGCCCCGCCCAATGACGCTACGCCAGGACTGGACCCGCGATCAGAAGGTACCCCGACAGCGCGGGTAGCCGCCCATGCCGAGGCCCCCGGAGTCCGCAGCTCTCCGGGGGCCTCGTCGTGCCGTCTCGCTTGCCCTCCCTCAAACGGACGGCTGGTCCTGGGTGTTCTCGCCCGGGTCCGTAGCGTTGGGGGCCCTCCAAACCGCCCAGGCGGTCGCGAGCAGCTCCAGGGCCTGCAGCCCGTTGGCCTCGACGTCGGACAGGTCGAGGGTGTCGTCCGCCGTTGCCCGAGTCAGCAGGGCGATTAAGCCCCCCGCTAGAGCTACGTACGCCTTCATCTTGCGTGACCGGATCCGGATTGCCTTGAGTCGAGCGAGCATGGTCACTTCCCAACCTTGAAGTCGAACACCGACGCGAGGAACGCCAGCAGGGCGATCAGCGCGGTGACGAGGTGCATCGGCCAGCGGTTGCGCTCCAGGGCCCGCAACCGCTGTTCGTGGTCCTCGTGTTGCTTTACCAGATCTTGCAGCACCGAGGTCATGACCCTGACCTCGGTCTTCAACTCCAAGAGCTGGTCGTAGATCTGCTTGGGCCCGATGTCGACCACGAAACCGGAGGGCTGCGGGGCAGCGACATAGACCATCGGCTGCCCCGCCTGCTCCGCGCTCACGCGTCTGCGCGGACCTGGGCGGCCCCGCCCTCGCCCAGGTCCGCGACCGCGTCCCGGGTTTCGGCCGTGAGGGCGGCCACGGCACCGGCCACCGCCCGGTCCACCCCCGCGAGGATGACGGTCGAGTCGACCGAGCCACCGCCGGACCGGATCGTCTCGGCCAGGCCCTCGACCACCGCGCGCAGGGCTGCGACCTCGGTCACGAGGGCGTCCTGTCGCTGGCTGAGCTGGAGCAGGCCCACCGGGATCGGCTTCCACCCCGGGAAGCGCTCGGCCAACAGCGGGTCGCTCGCGTTGGCGAGGCTCCGGAGCCACCACGTGATGGCGTTCTCCGGGGTGCCGGCCGGACCGGGGTCGAGCGACCCCTTCATGACCTTGTTGAGCATCCGCTCGACGTTGGCCAGCCGAGCCGCGTCGTCATCGCCGAACATGTCGTCTCCTTCAACCGCAGGCCAGTCGGCTGCGTTCTCGTCGTCTCCGGCCCAACCCGAGATATGCGGGTGGTTGGTGTGCGGGTCGCTGCCGGTGTAGTCCCGCCGGGTCCATCCCCAGGACCGCGACCAGATGTGCCCGTACCAGATAACGTTCTGCAGGCGTGCCCGAGCCGCCGGGTCGCGCAGCAGGTTCGACACCAGCTCGTCGCCGTCCTGCTTGGTGAAGGCCGGGCCGAGCATGACGTCGATAGCCCGGTGCTCCGGGTTGTTGTCCGCGTCCGATTGCGCAGCCATGCTGCCGGGGGTGTCGTCCTCGTTGTGGTCCGAGGGATGCAGCTTGTGAGCCTCGTCCCCGATCCCGTAGATGACCACACCAGGCCACCGGCGCTTAACCGCGTCGGTGAGGGCCTGCATGTTTCTCGCTCGCACGGGGCTACCTCCTCGGGATCGAGCCTACCAGGTCAGACTCGGACGAAGCGAACGACCATGTCGGAGGCGGCTGCCCCGCCGCCCACAGTCGCCAACGTGGCACCGGAGTTCTGGAATGCGCCCAACTCGACATAGTCGTTGGTGTTCAACCGAACGGACATGCCCCGAGCCGCGACCCGAGTAGAGGTCGACGCGGTCGTCACGGTGGGGACCATGATATCCGAGCCGTTGACGACGACTCCATTGACCATCCACGCGCAACCCCGGCTGCCCGTGGCGTTGGGCGCGAACCCGACACCACCCTCCAGCTCGTAGATGCCGGGGTAGCGGATGATCGCCCGGCTCAGCGCCCCGATGTGCATCTGCAAGCCGTCCGGGTCGGTGTCCTCGACAACGGCATCGAACGTTATGGGTTGGAACGAGCCACCCGTGGTGATGTTCTGCGCGACGTCTTGCCGCAGGTTGCAGTATGGACGCCGCAGCAGAAACGCCAGCCGATCGGCGGTCAGCGGGTCACCTGGGCTCATGGTGGGTACTGCAGGCATTGGGACTCCTCCTCTATAGCCCGACGTAGGCCAGGTTCCAGACCTGCACTTCGGTATCCACTGGCCAAGACCGCTGCACCCCGTTTACCCCCCGAGCCGACAGGGTGAAGGTCTGGGTGGCTCCAGTGCCGGAAATGCCCGTGACGGTCGCCTTCTCGCCACCAATCCGGATATCGAACGGGAAGTTGGCCGGGTTGGTCGTCCAGGGCCCGCTGGCTGCCGGAGTCGTCACGGTGAACGAGAGCTGAGAGCTGCTGATCGCCGCCGCCAACTTCGCTCCCGTCGCGCCGATCCGGCCCACCTGATCCGCCAGCCCGACGCGGTATGGCGAGCCGGGCGAGGCGTTCCAGGTGATGTCCCAATCGAACGCGTCGAGCGTCTCGCTGTATCCCCGAGCCAGCGCCAGCGTATCGATGGACCCAGCAGGCAGCCACGCGGGCAAATCGGCCAGACTGAGGACGTCGCCGGAGTCGACCGCCGTCGCTTGTGAAGTCTTTACCGGGTCAGCCGCCCAAGCCGTGGATGACAGGTCTGCAGAGATGGTCGGATAGCGGGCTTCGTCCACCGTCCCGAGGTGCAGACGCCAAGACGCCAGATCGGGTAGCTGCGCATCGGTGCCCACATTGAGATCGATCGACGCATCGTAGACGCCGACACCCTGAGGAGCAGGCAAGGCGGCCAGCGGACCGGTGCGCTGGATGGCTCGCGCGCTCGACCCGTCCTTCCGACTGACAGTGATGTCGTTGAGGATCGCGTCGTCGTCGTCGACCGGCTCGAACGGGTCAGTGATGTGCCCCCCGGTGTAGGACAGTGTCAGGGGAGTTTGGCTGTACAGTGACCGGAGCGGCCGGTAGGTCAGAGCGAGATCTTCCCGCTCCTCATACAGCAGCCCCCCGTCGGCCTCGGCGCACTCGGTCATCAGCGCCAGGAACGCTCCCGGCCGCTGCCAGCCGGCGATCGCAGTCGAGCCCCGGGACGGCGCGACTGAGAGCGGGATGCCCTCTTCCGCAGCCAACCGAGCCATGCGGGTCAAGATGCGCTCCTGCCACCAAGAGTAGAGCGGCCCGTAGCGGTGCGTCCCATCCGGCTCGGTTCCCCAAGTGGCACCGGCTGGTGGGTCACCACTGGCCCACACGGCGAGGTGCCCGTACGGCATCGAGTCGCCGGAGAAAGCGTTCTGGCTCGGATTGACCGCGATGCTGGTGATCCCCCCGAGGGTGCCAGACATCGTCGTGAAGAAGTTGTAACCCGTACCGTCGTTCTTCCAGCTGTACCCGACATTCACCGTGCCGCCGGTCTGCCACAAGCCGATGAAGTAGGTGACAAAGCTGATGTTGGCGGAACCGCTCGACAGCACCGTGGAATCGACCCCGTTGTTCGTCACAACGATGTCATACCCGGTCGACGGGGCCGCCTGCTGAATCAGCCGCACTCGGGAGACAGTGCCCCCCGAGCAGGCGATGTCCAGGATGGTAACTGCTCCGGTGGCTGCCGAATAGAGCGGGAGGGCTGCCACGGTGACGGTCCAGGCCGAGGCGGTCGCCGCAGTGACGTCGCCCGGCATGGTCGCGGTGAGGCTGCCCCCGTCCTTGAAGTCGAGGATTCGCCCGGTACCGTAGCGGACGGTCTGCAGATCGCCGGTGCCCCAGGAAAAATCCGCTACGTCGGCGAACGAAACGGTCCCGCTGGTCACTGCCGGGGGGTGCCCCGGGATGGCCGAGGCAGCCTGGGCCGACGATGACCCGTCCTCCATCGGCCAATAGGCCACAGGGTTCGAAGCCCCGTAGCTGCGTCGCATGGGCGACTGCTCGACCTGCGTGCCCTGATTGAGCCGACGCAGCAGCCCGTACGCCTCGATCGGAACCCAGCGGTCGAACCCCCCGAGATCCCATCGCACAGGCCACTTCGTGACCTCGCCGAAAAACCGGCGGTCGATCGCCGCGTAGCTGTCGTGCCGGACCTCCAGACCGGTATTGGTGTTGCCGCCCACCGCCCAGGAAGCGAACCCCGCCCGGCCCGGGGTGGCAATCGACGTGTCGGTCACCGCGAGAGTCCAGGCGGTCGGCTCGACCTGCCCGGACGCCCAGATCTTGAGCTTGAGCCGGCTACCGCAGACGCTCGACCTCAGCCAATACGCCTGCCCAGCGGAGTAGGACAGGCCAGCGATTGCGCTGCTGACCGCCAACTCGGTGATGGTGCCGCTGATCGTCTTGGAGATCTTGACCGAGATTTTGCCGGCCGTGTCGAACTCCAGCCGGAACCAGTACCTGTTGCCGCTGGCGATCTGATTTCGGGCGATGTGTCCCGTCACGACCGAGGCCCCCGTAGACACGGCCGAGGTCGAGATCAACGAGACCTGTTCGACGTCCTGCCAATCCCGATCCAGGTAGGTGCCCCGGACGATGTTTTTGGTCGGGTGCGCGTGCCGGCCCATGCCGCTTGACACCGAGAAGTCGGCAGCCGCAGCCCCGAACACCCCCCACGCCCGCCCGTCCGGGGTGGAACCCCAGCCCCCCGAGACGGTCCGGCCGTAGTCGTCGGAGGCCAGGGTCACGCCGATCCGGATCGGGGTATTGCGCCCGAACAGCCCGTACCATTCGCCGTTGGGGTTGCGGGGCGAGTATCGGCCCGAGCCGTTGGCGATAGTGAGAGCGACCTTGCCGGGGTCGGCTCGGTTAGCCTCGGGCGAGATACCTCGGGTGATTTCGATGCCCCCGCCCGAGGCAGCCGAGCTGAGCCTCACGTCATCGGTGATGTCGACCCAGCCGACTGTCCCGCCGATCCGGACCTCTACCACAGCCGGCAAGGGGTCGAGCGGGAACGCCACCGTCAACCCCTCCCAAGCGCAACCTGGACGTTACCACCCCGAGCCTTGATGGCCGCCCGGAGGATCTCGACCAGCATATCATCGAGCTTCGACCCACCCGACCGGAGGATCAACTCGATCCGCTGCGTCCCACCCATCCGAGCCGCCGACGAGCCGGTCAGGGGGGTCACTGTGGCACCGGGTCGCAGGGTGACCAGTTCGGGCCCCCGCTCGCCAACGATCGCCGCGCCCGAGGTGAGGGCGGTACCGCCCTTGGCCAGATATGGGATGTTCGGGGTGTTGAGGGTGACCGAGGGGATCTTCACCCCGAGGACCGACCCCCCGCCGAGCGTGAGGTGGAAGCCGTTCCATTTCCCGATCATCCAGTTGATCGCGGACCTGAACGCGCTCTTGAGCCCGTCGAACATGCCCTTCGCCTTGTCGGTGAGCCTCTTCTTCGCCCCGCCGATTGCGTTGACGACCTTGTCGAAGGTGTTGGTTATCCACTTCCAGGCCGATTTGATGCCGGAAACGATGCCGTCCCACACCTTCTTGAAGAACCGGCCGATCCCGAGCCAGAAGCCGGAGAAGGTCGCCCACCACAGCTTAAACGCGCTGACCAGGAAGCCGAGTACGGTCGAGTACCACCATTTGATCGCACCCCAAACCGCCTTCCAGATCGTCTGGAACCAGGTCGTCTTGGTCGCGATCAGGACGATCACCGCGACCAGCGCGATGATGCCCAGGACAATCCAGGTGATAGGCGACGTCCAGAGGGCGAGGTTCAACACGACCTGCACCGCCGACCAGACCTTCATAGCGGTGCTGATCGCGTAGATCACCCCGGCCAGCGCGGTGAGCCCCGCGACTAGCGGCAATACCCACCCCTGGTTCCGCTGCAGCCAACCAAACGTCGACTCGATCTTGGGTGCCGCCTTGGCCAACGCGTCGACCAGGCCCTGTTGGATCGACCGCTTGAGCTTGTCGACTCGCTGGGCCGGAGTCTCCATCGCCTTGCCGGCCCGGTCCGTCGCCCCGCCGAGCCCGTCCATCTGCTTCGAAGCGGAGGTGAGGTCCATCGAGAGGACCGCGTCGCGCATGTCCTCCCATTTGGTGCCCAGCAGGCCCACCCCGGCCGCGTTCTGCTTGACCGGGTCCTTGATCGCCCGGAGTCGGTCGAGGATCGTGTCCATCCCGGCCGCAGCCGAGGGGCCGCCCTTCGCGATCTTGGCGATCATCGCGTCCGCGTCCAGCCCGAGAGCCTTGTATGCGGCGCGCGAGGTCTTCGAACCGTCAATAGCCCGGATGCCCAACTCCTTGATCGCGTCGGCTGCCTGGTCAGCGTTCCGGGCACCGCCCTTGATCGCCTGGGACAGCAGGCCCATCGACTGCGAGCCATTGAGGCCCAGCGACCGGAACAGCGTGCTGTACTCCTCCAGCGTGTCGATCAGGTCACCCGACTTGTTTACACCGTTCTGGGTGGCCCGGGTGATAATGTCGAACGCCTCTTGGGCGCTCTTCGCCATCCCGGTCCGGAGCATGGTCGACACAGCGGCCGACACCCGGTCCGTCTCGTCGCCGACCACCGCCGACACCTGCAGGAGTGATTTGATCGTGTTCTGGCTCGCCTGGCTGCCGATCTGGTCGAGGGCGACGAACCCGTTTTGCGCTGCCGACTTGATGGCGGCTGCGACTTGAGGCATGTCTTCGCCCCACCCCTGGGCGTAGACCGCCCCCGCCGCCTTGCCCAGCGCTGCCGCCTGCGGCTGCGTCGCCCCGAGCTGTGCGGCGAGGGTCCCGGTGATCTTGGACTGTTCGAGGGTTTGCATGGCACCGGCGGCCAGAGCCAGCCCGACCGAGGCACCCGCAGCGACTGCGGACGCCTTCATGCCGTCGAATGTCTTCTTGGTCTTATCCTTGGCCAGGATGTTGAAGACCAGGCTCGTGTCCGGCACCCGCTACCCCCTACTTCGTCTTGGCCGCCTCGGCCCGGATGTGGTCGATCGCCTTGACCGCCTCGTGCAGCTCCACAAACGTCATCTCGTCCTGCTCGCGGGGCGAGATGTGCAGGTGGTGGCAGATGTCCAGCCAGTACTTGGCCCTCAGCTGCTCTACGGGGCTTTTGGGGCGTCCTCCTCCTCGGTCAGGCCCTCGCGCTCGCGAGCCTCCGCGAGGTCGGCGTCGAGGGCTGCCATGAGCTGCGACTTCTGTTCGGGATCCTCGAACTTCATCTTGGCGAACTGCTCCCGCAGGTTCAGGATCTCGAAGACCGAGTGCTCGACCGTCAGCTCGCCGAAGGCGAAATCCGGGGTGTCCTCGAACTTGAGGACGTGTCCGTCGCGGCTGATCAGGTGCCACAACAGCACCCGCCGGGCACGGGCCTTGCCGGAGCGGATCGACATCGCCCAAGCCTCGAACGGTTCGCCGGCCCGCTTCTCGATCATCTCGCAGATGGACGCCTTGACCCTGCTCGGATCGAAGTCCCAGCTCTGCGGTTCCTGCCCCTCGGGCTTGAACGTTACGAACATCTCGCTCTATCCTCGTTTCGCTCGCTCGGCCAGTCGCCTGGCCATGTCCTCCATTGCCGCCAACGCAGCCCGGCGGGCCTCGTCTACCGACGCCTTCGCTGGCTCGTCGAACCACTCAGCCGGGCGGGCGTGCTGCCTCGCCGTCGCGTGGGCCTGCCAACCCTCGGCCCGGTTCATCGCCCGGCCTGCCATGTTGAAGCCCCGGGGCATGCCCCGCGTCCTCTGGACCAGGTTAACACCCGTGTTCCGCCCGGAGAACCGAACCCCGGCCCGGGTCTGCCGGGCAACCGCGTCTCGCAGCCGGGGGCCCTCGTGAGCGCTGCCCCCGGTCGACTGCAGTCGCCGGATGACCTGCTGCCGGACGGGTTCCATGACTGCCCGGAGACGCTTCCCGAGGTCCCGTTTGAGGGCCTTGCCGTCCGACTCGGCAGCCACCGCACGGGACAGAGCGGTGAGCCCGTTGCGGGTCTGCTCGACCTCGAACTCGATCACACCGCCCCCCCGTCGTCCGTCAGGAAGTCGCGCGAGCCATCGGCCCGTCAAGCGGGAACTCGATGTCGACCTCGGCGACATCGCCGACGTTGCCGGCGATCGGCTTCCACCCGTTGATGAGGATGTTGCCGGTGTACTTCGGGTTGTTCACCCCGACCGCCACCTGCGAGGGGCGAACCTCGAACGGGACGATCGACCGGCGGAGGGCCCACATCGCCTCATCGAGCTGCCCCGTCGCGTAGTCGTTCTTGAACGTGACCGAGATCGACCCCTCTTCCAGGCCGGCAAGGTTGGTCTTCGCCCCACCGTCGCCGAAAGTGGTCTTCTCCTTCGTCTCGAACGAGTCGTCCAGTTCGACCTTGCTCACGTTGGCCGACCGGTCCACCCCGTTGATCGAGATGTAGCAGTCGAGCAGGACCTTCTTGGCCATTGCCCCTCCTCAGGCGATTCCGAGTGCAACCAGGAACAGGAAACTCGGGGTCGTGCCCGAGATGGTCCACTTGGCTCGCCACCACTGATCGGTGACGGGCCCCGTGATCTTGATCGCTTGGCCGCCCTTCCCGGTCGCAGCGGCGAAACTGCCCCGGACGGTCGGTGCGGCGAAAGTGTTGTCCACCGACGACTCGATCGTCACCGTGAGCGTCGGGGTTGCGGTGCCGGCGACGGACAGGACGTGCAGCGTCGCGTACATGCCCTGGACTGCCGTGGGGGCCCCAACCTGGTAGCCGGTGCCGCTGCCGTTGGCAGTGCGTGGCACCCCCGAGGGGTGGACGCACTTACCACGGGCGACAGGCCAGGAGCCCTCCCACTCGGCCGACCACGGGATGACCTCGCCGACGTCGCCCAGCCACTTCACGCCCTTGCGGGTCGCCTGGGTCAGGTACATCGTCCCGCCCGCCGCGAGGTCGGTCGAGGAGTCGGCCGCGAGGCTGATCGGCTCGGTGACCCGCCGGGAGGCCCAGAATCCCTCGTCGGGGGTGTAAGGCTGCGACGTCGGGTCACTGGCCTCCCACTGCCCCTCGCCGGAAAGCTGGGACTCTTCCAAGCCCGCGAGGACCTGGCGGGCCCCGCCGGACCGGAAGTTGGTCGAGGCCTTGACCTCCATCGAGTTCTCGAACTCGATCTTATTGGAGTTGCCCGAGAGGTCGATGCCGCCCGCGAACGCACGGACGTCGAGGAGCACTGTCTTACCCACGTGTCACTCTCCGTCTCCGATCACGAACACCG